TAGTCATTCACCGACACAGTGACATTGCGCAAATTAGGTGTTACCACGCCGCCGGATGAGTATGCCGAATATCCAGTAGTGTTAACACCTATACTGAAAGTTTTATTCGACAGCACTGTGATCGTATAACTCGCGTTATATGCGCTGGGTGTAACACCAGCAATCGTGATGACTTGGCCTGTCGTATACCCGTGATTCAAATTAGTCGTCACGACGCCGGGGTTAGCTTGCGTGATTCCGGTTACTGACAATGTAGACCCCACCAACATAGATATGTCAGGAGTCCCTTCAAAAATAGCGTTTGCTATTTGATATGGGTCTCCTCCTCCGCAAATTACTTCCCACTGTGCCGTTCCGATATTGCGAACAGACACCAAATTTGGCTGGACTCCATTAACTTCTAACAACAGCGTTTTTAAAAACTGAGGCACGCCTTGTGCCGTTGCCAACCCAGCTTGAATAACTTGCGCGCGGTAGTCGGATACGGCTTGAGCTGTGGCGCCGGGCAGCCCTGCGCTCAAATTGGTACAAGTTAAAGAATAGCCCGAAGGCAAGGAGCTAATGATCTGAGTCACAGTACCCGCAGGCACAGACCAAGAACCCGCAACTGTCGCCAAACAATACAGCGCGGTGCTTTGTCCATTTGCGCTGATGATTCCTCCGTCTTGAACCGTATATTGATGAGTACCGTCAGATACGGTGAAACCTACCGGAATCACAAATCCGGCAGAACCTGTAAAAGTCACATAAACAGAAGTGTTTGAGCCTACGCCTTGCTGCACGCCATATACAGCGCCAAGTTGATACAAGACGAATGGGTTGGCCGTATAAGGGCTAATAGAATTGACCAAATCAACATAAGCCTGATCTTGAACGACCAAAGCGCCTGTCGCTGTACTGGCCATATCTTCCACTAAAGAACCGGGCAGATTAGCAGTCAAACCGGGTGAAAGAGCTTGCGCAGCGGCAAGTTCCGCATTCAATAGATCTGTTGGATTGGCTGGTATTGCACCAGCGGAAGTAATCGTTGCCATAAAGCCCTTTGTTTAACTTGCGACCACCGAAGACACAACCACTCCATTCTGGAAAATTGCAGAGATATTATAGGTTGGCTGAGGTGTATTTTGTTGATTTGTTATCACCAAACTGGAGAAGTAAGGTGCATATTGATTCTGCGTCCGAACGATCGCCGCGTTAGGTGCAATTTGTGTTGCAACAGATTGTTGTGCGGGAATACCGTAATTTCCATATATCGGACTTTCGTTTAAATTTAGCCGCAAAGCTTGTGCTGTTGCGGACAAATATACATAGTTCGGGTCGGTTATCTCAACCCAATTTTTATTTGCGTCTACGCCGTAGTTTCTCATGGCACGACCGTTCCTGTGTTACTGCTGCCTGTCGCAACGCCACTGTGTTCGTGGGACAAGTAAGCTTTACCATTGATTGTCAGCGTGCCTGTTATGGTTACGCCACTCGAATTGACCACCACTGAATTGCTGCCAACTTCTAATATCACAGAAGTTTTTGCATTTACAACGACACCAGAAGGTGTCAGCGTAATGACCGTGTTGCTGTTAGTATCCCGGATCACCNCGCCATTCGGCGCGTTGATGTTGACTGCATTGGGATCAACAGTTTGCCAATTCGTATTGCCTATAGGTAGAAACACTAATCCACCCAAATTAGTGGGAAGACCTAAAGGCGCTTTACCTGTGCCAAGCCCCGATATGCCACCCAAGCGCGTGCTTGCTTGCAAACAAATTCCAAAGTCGCCGACTTGTACTGGAAGGCGCACATATTGACTTTCAGCTATAGGGCACGTGACTTGAGGGAAAGTGATGTCTGCATTTGGCAAGACCTCAAAGTTCACCGTCACCATAGACCCGTTTACCGCTGCAACAGAGCACGGCAATACATAGCCAAGCACGTCTTGAAAAGACTCAATCTTGGCCTGTGTAAAATTGTTTATTGCAATTGCAAAGGGGGTCTTTTGTGCTTGCATGGTTTAATCGTACCATTCCATTGGCGTGTTTTGTACCGTGCAATCGAGTATCGTTACCCAACTGTTTGCATCGGCTTGTCGGCTATTACCTACGTGGCGAATCTTGTTGACCCTGAACACGCCACTAAAAGAAGGGTTGTTTCTGGCTTGCGAATTATTCCCCGCCACTTCGTTAACAGGTGTGTAGGTTGGAAATTTGATGTAGTCGCCGATCGTTATATCGCCGCGCATCACCAATTTTGTTTGGATCGTTGCAGTGTTTATCCAAGTGACGTTGCCAATCAAATCTTGATATTGAAGTTGAACAGTTTTTGCAATTGGCGCTGTTCCATCATCGAGTAAAAATCCGCTTGAAATAGCAGATATACCCACGCCAGCATAAGTAGGGTCAGGTATTATCTGTTTACTTATGTTCCACATTGCGTAAGAAAAAGATTGCAAACTGTTATACGTATATGGCTGAGTTTCTGTGTATATCAATCGAGCATCTAAGTTTCCAAACACGTTTGCAGCACTTCTTTTACCATTCGCATCGAAAGTGCCAAATCCATTTTGCAAAGTTGTACGTATAGCTGTCTCCAAACTTACGCCTTTATCCCATGTGAAGCTTAAGTTTGTTGGTGTAAGTATGTTTGTGTTGAACGACAAAATCACCAGATCAAGCGTTACCATATTTCCTTGCCAATTTCCAAAGGCTTGAAAAATAGACCCGTTGATGATTTCGCCCTGCTGTGAAGGGGTGGCAAAAGGTAAACCTTTGCTCATGCCTACTTTGATGCTGATATTAGCGTTATTGAAGTTGTTGCCTTGCTTCAATATGTCATACGACACGCCAGAAATCCTTAAAAAACTGTGTTGTGATGGCTGATGATAGTAAGTCTGAAAAGCATCTATCTCAACCTTTAACGCAGATGGATTGTTCAATCCGCTAGAGTTGAGCGTGGAAAACGTGATCGGCGAAAAAGCTTTATTCCCCGCCGAAAGGTTGGCTTGGCTTTGAGTTATCGTTATCTCGTAATACCGCATCAAGTCACCTCAAAACTTTGAGTGCTGACTCGATAAACCAGAGTAGATGTCGTGAAATAGCCAAACACCAAATTTATGTCGTAATTGTCGGGCGACCCTACGATTGGCCGAATCACGATAAGATTTTTAAAAGTGTCGTAAATGGATACGTAATACCGAGCACCATACGCATACCACGTGCAAATAGCAACGTATGACCCGCCATCCAAAGTCAAGTTGAATTGAAAATTGGACGTTGATGAAGGTTGGAAAGGTACGACTGTTGCCATGATTATTCAGGTAATGGTGGGACTGCGGCTGGCGCAGAATTGAAATTAGACAACAGAGTTGGAAGACCGTTCGCAACCTTATTCATCAAAGCACCAAGTACTCTTTCAGCAGCTTGCGTTGTCACCAATGGCTGAACAAAGTCGAGCTGGTACATATATTGCACTTGTTTGTCTGAAGCGCTGCTGACGTCGCGCATACTTGTCAATATGCAGTTTATGTACGTATATGCTGGGGTGAGCACAGTGAATGTGCCGCCCTGCGATACATGAGAGTCAAATAGCGCTTTCAGCGCGGTGATGATCGGCTGTTTGAGCAAATACCCGCCGGGGTTTTGTGCTGGACAAATCATCAACATGCTCACCTTTAACGGCATCTGAACTGTTGCGTTAGCCGCCATCTGAAGGTTGACAAAAGGGTATTCTGCTACTTGCCATTCTTCGAGCGTACTGCCGGGCAACACTCTGAATTGGGCAAAATATTCGCCAAAGAAAGTCTCAAGCAGACCAATGATAGGCAAAGTAGCGTCAACAGAATATTGCGCAATCCCGTTTTCTAATAGAAGCGGGGATGTCTCAAAAGAATAGCTAAAAGCTGTTTTTGCAATTGAGGTCATTGTGCTGATCCTGCGCCGGGCAATGTGTTCGTGGTTGTGGTCACACTACCGCCCGTATTGTCGTTGATGGTTATCGTGTTGGCAATGTGCATTCGGCGTTCAACTTCTCTTGAATAGGCAAATGTACCGGGAGCAGCTGGACGTTCTGCTGCCAATCCACCTTCTACACCACCTTTAATATCAATTGCCTTTTTTAATTTATCGTAGGCTCTGCTCTCAGTCGTGCTGAATTCTTGCATAGAAAATTGCAATTGATGGTAGAAAGCATCCTTATCTTTTCTAGGATCTCCATAGAGCTTCAAATAGTTTGCGTATCTACCTTTATCCCATTGCATTAAACCTCTATGTTCTTCCTTAGTATCAGGATTAAAATTCAATGCGTTTTCATCCATCGAGCTTTCTTGCATTAAATTTGCAACCATGCCTAGAGCAGCATAGTGATTTAAACCCATCTGACGATAGAACTTATATGCAGCCTGTTGCTTCCCCTGTAGTGTCTTAGGAGTGCTGGACGACTCTCTAAGTGTTCTTGCTTCTTCAGCTTGTTGTGGATTGAATTCTCTTGCCGAATTTTTTGAGTCTGGTAAGACACCCATAAATCTGGCTACTTTCTTTACAATCTCAAATAGCGCAACAAGCGCGTCAGAAAACTTCCTTACGTCTTGAGGGAATCTATCGCTGGCAAGATATTGGCCAAGAGAATCTACAAATTTAAGCAAGATATTCGTGATGTTTTGCGAGAATTTATCTAATAAGGGGGCTAATGCAACTAATTTTCCTATTAGAGCTGTTTCTATTAACTCTCCTGATCGCTTCAATTGAACCCAAAAATCTTGCCATGCTTTGCTATCTGAATCAGAAACTTCCATTTTTTCTTGATCGCGTTTATACGCATCGATCGTATCTGAAAGCTCTTGTTCAGAAAGAGAGGACAAACGGCGTAGCTCTTCAAGGCTGAACACTTCAGTTAATCCGCGCGCTTGCGCGTACTGTTGACTCTGACCACCTTGTTTAAATATGTTCACTGCATTACGTATAGCACTGGGTAAAGCTTCCGCTGGGTTTTGATTTGCACCAACTCCCATGCCTGTCAAAATCCACTGTTTGCTTAAATCATTTTTAATGTTGGCGATATTTCCAAGAGCCGATTCAGGTGAAATATATTTACCAAAATTGGTGTTCGCGGCTCGAAGTTGACCAGTTGAAACTCCATAACCTTGCGCTTGTCTACGATAGTCGCTTGCACTGGATGCAAGACTGCCGAATCCAAATCCACCACCTATTGCGCCATAGGCTGTCCATTTAGCTACAGAGAGCGCCGCGTTTGCCAGACTACCCGCTATCGATGCGGCGGTTCTGGCGGCAGTAGATAACTCTCGGTTGCCGTCGCGGATTGATTTGTTAAGCGATTTTTGATTCTTATCAGCTTTTTCTACTTCTGCGCTGATCTGTTTTTGAGCCTTGACAGTTTTGTCAAGTTCTTTGTTGTTTGTTTGCGTGGCTTTGGTGCTGGCCGCACCAATTTTTTGCCACTCAATAGTCATGGCTTTGACGGCTTTTTGTACCTTTTCAAACTCAGCCACAAAGGTTTTAAACCTTGCGTCGAGAACATCAATTTCAATGACTGACTTTGCTACCATTTTCTGATCTCTGTTAGATTAAAAAAATGACTTACTTTCAATCGCTTTGATCAGATGTCGTTGACGATACTGTTCAGCGTCGATCCATTGTCCGTCAAATTCTCTTACAAGTGTGCCAAAAGCCGCGCCGCTAAGATAATCTAGGAGATCAGCGATGATACTGGGGTTGTCTCTCCAGTACTGTCTTCCTTGGTCAAGATCGGCAAACCATTCTGGTATGCCGTAGAGTCCAAGGATGTAAGCTCCCAATTTCTTAACGACCCCGCCATCTCCAAGAAAGAATCCTTCAGATCCTTGGGCGCAACCTTGGAGATTGCAGTAAAAAAAACCAAAGAGCTCAAAACCTCTGCTTCTTCATCTTCATCAATAATTCCGCGTTTTACAGCAGTATCAAAAGGTAAAGAATACCAGCCTTGATCTCCATTGAGAATCACGTTGGTCAAACGAACTATCTCGTTGACAAGCCCAAACTTGACACCGCCTGCACCTTCCCAGTTACCTGCTTTTATCGAAATCGACTTCAAGGCGGGATAAGCTAGTTGTGGTGCAGAAAGTGCAAGATGGGCTTGATTAACACTGTCAAAGCATTGACTAAACACTTTGCCAATCTCAAGGTAGAACTGTTCAAAAATAGACCTGCTAATAGGGGTTGAGTGAACATACACTAAACCATTTTTAGCGGTCTGAATTTGCATCACGAGATTCAGAGCGCGGTCGATTTTCATTTAGTTCCTTTAAGAAGCAGCAAACAGTGAAGAGTTGATTGCGTAGACGCCGCGCAAGCGAACCACTAGGCCAGCTTGTGTACCATCAAATGCAATTTCTTGAACGCTCTGCAAAACGCAGTTGTTCAATTCATAGGGAGCCAAAGTAACCGTGTCAGGGTATACCGTAACGGAACCCATCGTGGTGTTTGTCTCGATTTGCGTTTTGTACGCATTGGCCAATGCTTGAGTGCGCAATAAGTGAATCGTAACAGTCGCAAACTGATANGGTTCAGGACTTGTAACAGCGCCCGTCAAAGTGTTNATCAACATTGCTGTATCACCGTCAAAAGAAATACTGATTGCTTCTTTTGACAGGTATGGCGATGTCACATTGAGGTTGGTGAAATTGGCGTACACGACGCTTGCAAGCAGCCGATTCAATGTACCTTGTACGACTTGTGGGTTTGACATTTATTTTGCTCCTTAAGTCGGAATATTACTTGCTGTCAAGTAAATCGTGATTGACGAGAATCCACGTTGCGGCACAAATGTCAAACTCAAACCTTTGTAGATACCTGCGGCATAATCGCCGGGGTTCTGAGAAGTGTAAGTCACAAAAGGCACTGCATTGACTGTTGCGGGAGACAAGATAAGACCGAAGGCAATGCCGTTATTGGTCGTAGCTTGTGCAACTTTTTGCAAAGTGTTGATACCAGCTTGGTTGTAATACAGCGGATTTGTAGAGCTGTTGCTGCCATTGATGATTGCATTGGCCAAAGACAATGCAACATTGATCGCCAGCCAATCCACTGAATACCAATAGTTGAATGGGTTTAGATCCATGAAGGTTCCACCTTCAATCAACGTATTGCTGATACCGCCTTGAGCACCAGTACCGATCCAGTTAACGCCAGCAGCCAATAAAGTGGTCTGTGTAGCATTCGACAGAGTGCTATAGGCAGTCACGTCATACACAAATGTGTATTCCAATGGGGATGCCAGATTGCTTGCGTTGGGATCGTAGCTCAGTGTGGCATTGAAAATAGCTGCGGCGCTAAATTCAGTGACAGGAGCTGAAGGGCTTTGTACAGTAGCAAACACAGACTTGATGCCTGTCCAGCTAGTGTATGACGAAGTAGTGGTGGTAATGTAGAAATACGTTTTGGCGGTTGTGCCGTCATACGCTCTCATCATTGCAGGAGCTGTCGATTCAGTATCCCAATTGCTAGGCAACAGATAGCTGTAGAAAGAGAAGTTTGTGTTGGTGATGTAGTTGTTCAAAGCAGTAACGCCTTGAGCAGTAGTGCCCACACCAAGCTCCAACACATACACGGGTGTTGTAGCATTCTGAGCAAAGAATGTGGTGCCCATCGCCAACAGCTGAATAGAGTCTTCCAGCGTGAATTGACTAGCTGCTGTAACCGTGGCTGAACCGGGGTTAGATGCCAAAGCGTAAGTAAGTGTCGTAGTTCCTGTCGAAGTAACGGAAAAAGTCCCGTTATATGCAGTAGGAGTCACGCCAGAAATTACGCCTTGAATAATATCGCCAGAAGGAATGCCGTGCGCAGAACTTGTTGTTACAGTCACTGTGCCAGTATTCCATGTGATAGATGCAATGGTGCTCGACGCGGCTAACAAAGCTGTCAAATCTGACAGTTGAGTGAGCAGCGCAGAAGTGCCAGTGGCAAGAGTGGTGGCGCCTTGAGAAACAAATGCGCCCCTTTGTTGAAGCTGCGAGGGCGCGGCTGCGACCTGCTGCTTGACAACTACGTTGACAATATTTGGCATGACGCCCCCTTAATTAGTTATAGCTGACAGCAACAGTTTGACCTGTACCGGGAACGATAACGATACCGTTCGAGGTAGGCATATCGATGTCATACACGCCAACTGTGTTGGGAATGACAGCGACTTCGTTTGCGCTTGCAGCTGCGCCAGTTGTGGCGGCGTCATTGATTGTGCCAGCAGCGCTGCCAGCAACAATAACGCTAACTTTAACAATACGGCCAGCAACGGCTTTCACAGCTGTTGCAGCAGAAATGTTCAATGCTGTTTTGCTACCCTTACCAACGATGGTTGCACCGTTGAGGACTTGAGGTTGATTTTGACCGACTGCCATAATGGAACTCCTTTAGATGGGATTGAGTGTGATGAACGCTTCTTCAATCAGTTTTCTGGCTACGTTGTTGACTGTGGTTTGGTAATACGAAACCTCGAACGTGATTGACTTTTTCATAGCGATGATACCCAGCTCCGGCTGGGTTACTTTTTCATCTTGAATAACAGGCATATTCATCATGCCAATGTTATCCGTATTCATGCTGTATTGGAACACATAATTGGCGAAGTTTAAAGCTTCGTTATTGCGTGTTCCAAAGATAGTGATGCGAACTGTGTCGTGCACAAGTTGGTAGGGATTAGATTCGCTGTCAAGCAAAGGGAACTGCTGTAAGGCTGTGGTCTGACGCGGGTCTATATCAACACTCGCATAAGGCGGCGCCAAGTTTTGCCCCACCAGATATGATGGATACAAGGGAAAATACTGATTTAAACTAAGCCAAATTGGAAGACTGTTTGATACAACAACGCTCTCAGTATCAAAACCTGTCATCGAGTCGATCAGCTGCGTATCCATGATTGAATACAGCGCGTCGCCTCGGTAATGATACAGATCCGCTTGTTTGTAAAAATTTTCTCTGCGGCTGAACGCAAAACGCATACCCTCATACGTCGCCACGTAGATAAGATTCGGATTGGTCAGATTGAAATCCTGAATCAGATCTAATGAGGTAAACAGAGTGTGGTTATATGCCGTAGTGCGGTCTTCCAGTTGATGCAACTCAGAATTGAAATGGAACGACCCTTTATGCGTCACTTGGCGTGCAGGCAAAGTGTCGCCCGGCTTGTTGTATTCGCCAAATCCGTATGTCAATGCGTTGTAAATCGCCGAGTCGTTTAGCAACGTGGCGTTTACCCAATACACATATCCATCCAAAGGCAAAATTAATTTCACATAAAGTGTGAAAGTGACTGTCTCATTGCCAGAAAGCGTGTTCGTACCCTCGGCCAAACCGGAGGCAAGCTGTGATTTAGCGGTTGCGGCTTCAGTAGCGGTGGCCATCAGTCAACCCACACTTTCAAGGACGATTGCAAGACCCCTGAGTATATAAAAGAAGGGCGACGTGCCCCAACAATTTCTTTAAATTGTTGACCTTTTTTAACTCTGCTGACGGTTTTACCACCTTTTGTGCGCAAAGTGCGGCCTTCCAAAGCGGCTTTTGTTGGCACGCCGGGAACACCCATAGTCGCTAAAGTCTCGTTCTGAATGAACTTTTTAAAGCTATCGGTGATCTCTTCGCCTGCCGCTGCAAATGGATCAGTAGGCAATTGGCCTGTCATCTGCATAGTTTCCAGAGCACCTGCCGCTGACTCCGACAACATTTTCACAATGTTATTCATGTCGTACTCGGCAAATTTGGAAAACAGCTGATAATTTTCTTCGAGCTCTTTACCGACGGTATAGCTCGTGCCGCCTTCTGGCTCGGGTACATCGATGACCCCGAGCTTTAATTTCATGTCAATCCCCAAAGGGTTCCAAGGGATTGCATAAAGGAAACGGCTTGACGACCGTAGGGGTCTTTGATGCGCTGCAAGCTCATCATGTCAAGGTTTTGTAAACCTTTGCCGATTGCCAAACTCTCGCTGGTGGAGACATCTGATGCAGAACTGACAACACCTGCCACAAAGTTATTTACACCAAACGCTGCGCGTAGGTCTGAAAAATAAGTTTGGCCGGAAATATCTTGCTGGAATTGAATCAGTTGACTTCCTCCCCAGTTGTACACCGTCAAAGTGTAAATATCTGGAGAAGCCGCAGAATAATCTTGTGGCACTACGTCAAGCGCTATCTGAAACGCATACGCATAGCCGGGATCGTTATCAGCGATTGCCATTGTGGGTACGCCCATCACTGCCCGTGTCCAAGCAATGAAACCTGTCAGCGTTGGTGGGGAAATGATGGGGTCGCTCATGGCTATATTGTACCCAGTTAGTTAAAAAAGTCAGCCTTTTGATGGGCGACCACGACCACGTTTGGGCGCGGCTGTTTCACGTGAAACTTCGATTGTCTGTTGAAATTTAGGATCAGTATCCGCAGCGTTGCGTTTTTCTTCAATCACTTCAATTTCCAGACCTTCAGTTTGACGCAAACCCATCTCTTGCGCTTTTTGTTGGATGATCTGATCCGATGCCGCAGCCTGAATCTTACGCGCTTCCAGCGCGCGGTCAATGGCTTCTTGTTCGGATTGGGTAAAACCATTTTCAATCGCGTCTACGCTGATTGGTTTGCCAATTCGATAAGCCAAGCTGCCAAAACCTTTTTTTACCTCATCGACATTCATCATGCCGTAGACGGTATGTTGTTTGACAATCTGATCAACTTCAGTGGATGTACCTTGGATCTTCACTTGCGAACCCGCGCGGATGCGGTGCAAGAAAGGGCGGGGATTTTCGGGCAGCATGTAAGTGAAATCAAAATCTTGCTTGCTGCAATTAGCTACATAAAGTTCCATCATTTCTTCCTTTATGGGGGTGGGCGGGTAGATGATGCGGTCAGATTTCCGAGGGCTCACAACAGAAACCAAACCCTACCCGCCCAAAACCTTTTACTTGGCATCACACAAGTTCATCGCAATCATAACAAAAAACCCCACCGTAGTGGGGTTCCTTGCTAACCAAATCTGTGCTTAGTAAGCAGCAGACAAGATGGTCAATGCTTCAGGACGCAAGCCCCAACCAGAAGTTGAGCGCATTGTGTACAGAGTGGTGATACCACCGTCAGCGATTGGAGTGGGGATCTCTGTAGGAGCAGACACGTCTGTCAACATCAAAGATGTAGCAGTTTGGTTTGGAGTCAAACTTGCAAACACGTTGGTGTTGATGCGGGTATTTGCTTTAGGGATCTTCAACTCAGGAGCGATCAACAGGATAGCGTCGGTGCCGCCAGAACCTTGACCGATCAAGGTGTCATCAGCAGCGAAGCTAACGTCGTCGCCGCCCGCCCATTGAGCAACGGTTTCAACCAAGCCTGCGGCGGTTTCAACACCAGCACCGATACGTTGGAATTGAGTCAGAGACACAACGCCAGAGTAGCTGATTTGGCTGATGAAACGCTGAGGTGCCAAGAACACCAAACGCAGAGGTTGGCCGATTTGCAAAGTGCGAACTTTCAAAGCGCCAATCATGTTCAACAAGAA